ACCATCTTTGATTGAATCTTCTTGCCAATTTTGAGCACCATCTAGTGCATCTTTTAAATCTCTATATGCTTCTTGTCTTTGTTCAGCATCGTAGTAACCATCGGGTGTACCAATCATTCCGTCTTGTGAATAATCTGCACCATCTACTTCATCTTTATTTTCGGCATGCATAGCCGCCATATGTTTTTTGTATTTTGCTGAACCTTTCTTGTGTGGACTTTTGCCTTCGTCTAATCCTTCTACATGTTGCATTGCACTTTCAATAGCACTACTGCTATCTATAACATCTAATACTCTGCCACTTGCAAAGTTACCAATTGGTTGTCCACCTACTTCCATATTAGAATCTACTACTTCATCAACACTTAATGTTTCAATCTCATCATACATTTTTGCTTCTAGTTGTTCTCTAGTATCGGCAAATATCATCCAATTTTGACCACCAAATGTATCTATTAAATGATCTACTACTGCATCTTGAATAATGCTTCTTTCTTCACCTTCTTGTACACTTTCGTCCATACCTACATAACGCCAGTTCCAGGCACCAGCACCCATGTAACCATCTCTAACATAACCTGCGAGACTCATAGCCTTATCACTACTCATGCCTTTTTCTTCGGCCCACTTCATGATGTAATATGAACGAAGTTTATCACTTACACCAGCAAATTTATCAACGATATCCTGCTCTGGTCGAGGATCGTCGCTTTCTTTGATTTTAGATGATTCTGTTAAAAATTTGTATAACTTCATAGTATGTTCCAATGTTTAATACTATTTATCAGATTGAATTAAATTCTTAAGATTTAAAAAGTCCTCGTATTCTCCAAATGTAACTACTAATGAGCATCTGGGAGTACTAGTATATATGGTGTGCCATTCTGCATGTGCCTCATCTATCATAATCATGCCTTTACAAGACCATCCAGCCTTATCTGATATTGTGGTCATTTCTCCAGTTTTATTATCTACCCACCTGTAAAAACCATTGGGATTGTCTACACAATAACTAAACATTAGAGTAAAAACACCATAGTGATCGTCTTTGTGCCAACTTAGATAGCCGTCTGGATTATATACACTAGATCTAAATCCTGCAAAGTCTTGAGAACCGTCACCCATATCCATACCTGTAATTTCTTCAAAGCATTTAATAAAGTGTTTTCCACCAGGAGTTTTATCTGCAAAGCCATTCTTTTTGTATTTGATTGGACCAGCGCCTGTACGTTGATTTCCGTTAGCATCAATCCAAGAATCTTGATTGACTCTACCATGGTCTTCTTTGTTTTGTGCAACTACGGTTTCATAAAATTCAATGCTACTATATGTTGTAGATTCTTTTTCGTAGTCTATTGAATCGTATTTTACGATTGCTTTTGATGTGTCATCGAATAACCCTAATTCCGCACTGGTGTTTAATATATCTAATATTTTAGGGTTTCTGATATCTACTATAGAAAAAAGAGGTTCGTTATTCTTCAGATGATCTATCGACATAAACTATTTTAACTCCACGCCTAGCAAGTTCGTTGCGGCATTTTTGTTTGATTTTAGGTTTTTGCCCATTGTTGATATACTCGAATAATTCCTCTTTGGATTTGTGCTTCATGTAGTCATGTTGTGTTGTAAGTTTACCAGTTTGTCTGTCTCTAACAATAGATGTTTTTCCAAATTTTACTGGCATGTTACTTCCCCTGTCCTCTATAAACTTTTAATTGTCTTTTCTTACCTTTGTTCATAGTTGACGTAGCAACTTTAGTTTTTCTACCTCTGCCACCAACTCCAATAGAAGAGCATTTTCTTCCTATTCCGTTGATTAGTGATGTGTGTTTGTTTCTTCTACTTGCTTTTGCCATTTATTTCTTTTTATTTTTTAATGTTTTTATTTCCTTTTCCAGGTCCTCTATACGTTTTGCTAAGTTTGGATATTGAGATAACCACTTATCTTCTTTAGTGGCAATTTCAATATCGTATCTTTCTGCAACCCATTCCATTGTACTGTCTAATTTTACTTGAAACCATACGCCGGCTTTTGTATTCTTAAACCATTGATAAAAACTACTACCGATTATACTTGATAGAATGCTTTTCAATGCTAATATGAATAACCAATACATACTTAGTTACTTCCCTTTGGTATTAGAAACATTTTTGGCCTTGCCTTTTCTATTTTTATTAGGGTCGTTACGTCTCTTCTTTGATACTGCAGAACCAATGGCTTTCTTACCACCTTTGGATCTTAAACTTGCGGCTTTTGATTTGCTTAAACACTTAGGCTTACCTTCACCTTTCTTAGCATCTCCACACTTACCAATACGTTCGCCTTTGGTGTTGTATCTATCCCAACCGCCACCACCGGCTCCGCCTTTCTTGCCTTTACCAAACCAGGCTTTTAAATCTTCTTCAACTGCTTCTTTCTTAACACAATTAGGAACACGTTTACCAAACATAGTCTTCATGCCTTTCTTTTGATAACCTTTCCAACATTTTTCAACTATTGTTTCTACAATGCTTGGATCTATTTCTTGTGCTGTGAATTGTTGCATCAATTCAACAATGTCAGTATCATTATCTAATACTTTATAATCAGTATCAACTATAAGTGCTACATTATCTTCGAAACCATGATTCTCACCACTGAGTACATGCATTCCATTACTTAATTCTATGTGGTCTTCTTGGTTGACCCATTGATGAATAACTGACTCTACTTCTTCATGCGGAAGTTTGCCTAACTTAGGTGCTGTATTAAGAGTAGTTATATCTTCTATGATTTCTTTTATAAGCATTTTACTTCTTACTGTTTCCCCAATTAGCCGCACCTTTCTTTCTGCATTGTACTAATGCACCACTGGCGTAAGCACTTGGCCAAACTTTATATCTGGATTTGACTTTGTGGTAACAGGCATCTTTTTTGCCTTCTGCTTCATCAATGTGAACTATATCACCTGCACATTGTGGACATTTATTAAAAGGTATATCGCCATCATACATTTCTAATTGCAATACTCCGCCTTCTTTTTTATGCTTGTGATATCTTACACTAACTTTCTTACCTATCATATCTGCTAGGTGTTTAATCATACCAATATCTTTGTATGCTTCGTTTCTTATTTCTTTTAAGATGTAGTCTATAATTTCACCTCTGTCTGCAATGTATGTGGCTTCATCCATTTGTGATCTTATGTCTAATTTTTTATCTTTTCTATCATAGTCTTTGGCAGACTTATGAGAACCAGCACCACTTTTATTACGTGAATGCTTTGCTACTGGGTTAGGCTGATTTTTATTAGGCTGGTATGGCTTTGGCTTTTGAGGTTTATTACCCTCGCCTACTAGTCTGCCTCTCATTGGATGAGGACTTTCATTGCCTTTATTAGGTTTGATCTTTTTAGGCTTCTTTTCTTTAGCCTTTACTTGATCGGCTTCATTTAAAAAATCAGTTATTTTCATTATACGTTCTCTAATCTTTCCATTAGTCTTTCAGCACGGTTAGTTACCTGTTTGTGCCAACGGCTATCTCTGCCTTCTACTGCGGCTGTTTTCCAATCGCTTTCTAGGATAGCAGTATGCATCTTTTTAAATTTACTTAATCTTGTTCTACCCATGTTGAACATCATATTGACCAAGATTTGCTGTACCTCGTCTGGTAAGTCTCCAAAGACCCCATCTTCGTATAATAGTTCACACTCTCCGATGGCAATGTCAAGATCTCTTTCAAAACACGCCCGTGTTCTTTCTTCACTAATTGCAGTTCCAACTGGCCTTCCGTGTTCCTCATCACTTTCGAGGATAAGGTGACCGACTCCAAAGGTGGGATACCCGAGGTGGTCGAGATAGATTTCATGTACTACTCCTTCATCAATTTTGAGTTGTTCAAAGACCGCTTCGCGATCTAATGTTGTGTCTTTTTTAAAAAACATTTGAAATTCCTTTAAAAATAATTCTATATGTTTGTATTTATCACAACCACAAAAAAAGGGCAGTTATTTCTAACAGCCCTTCGTACATTTAGTTATTAAATTATTTGTCTTTAGACACTAATCCAATAACAATGATGGCTACAATTAAACCTACTAAGCCACTTTCACCTAAAGATGAAACTAACGAAGTAATGTTTGCAACAACATCACCTATAACCATAGTACTACCGAACAATAGTTGTGCAATAATACCTAACCCTAGTAATGATACTAAGATGGTTGTTAAACCGGCAATAAAATCGCCAGCACTTTTTAATATACTATTCATAAAAACCTCCTATGATTTTGTATATGAACTAGATAGTATAACAAAGTATAGAGGTTATGTCAACCTTTTTTTAATCAAAAAAAACCCCCATAAATTGGGGGCTTTTAATATCTTCTTTAAACTCTAGTTATTTTTATATTCCGCCTAAGTCTGCAATTGAACCGTAATCTTTAACAGTTAAGTTCTCAGAAACAACTAAAACAGTTACAGTAGCGACACCACTTGATGCACCACCCTGAGTAATTGTTGCTGTTACGTTAGCATTAGCAGTATAAATGTGCTGATAATTGCTGTGGAACTGATAAGTCTCAGTCATGTCAGCATCATCAGATGTGAATAATCTATCAGCATCACTACCATCACCAACTACTATTGCAGTTGTGTCGTTAGCACTAACCCAAGGGCTAGGTACATCAACAGTAACACTATAAATTAAAGAGTTAGCAGGACATTCAAACAATGTTGTTGTTCCTGTATTGTACGCAACTTCGGTACTAACATATTGTGCTATAGGTGATGTTGCGGCATCAAATTGACCTTTGGTCAAAAATGCACTAGCCACCGTAGCATTAGCACCACGTACTTCAACTAGAGTTGTACCATCGTTGTCAGTAAAACTAAAATAGTCATCTGTCGTGTCTGTGAGGATTTTTAATCCGCGTTTACCAAACTGTACTAAATTGCCCAGTCCTTTTAACGCAAAATTATTTATATCTGCCATTTTTGGTTACTCCGTCTAATAATCGATTATGTAGACTAATCTACAATGTTTATTTATCTAAAATTGCTGAATGTAACTTTGAATGCTATCTGCAATTACGGTACAGCCTAATTTGTTAGGGTGCATGTCTGTTTGGGAAATCCATGCGTCAGTATTATCCTGTATCAATGATTGTAATGGTTTACTATTTGTAATACTATTAAAACAATACATACTCTCTGATACTAAATCATGATTTGGTTTAATTTGTGTGGTTGGTGCTTGACTATGTATATGTCCCCATATCACTACTGCATTAGGATTTAGTTTTTTATATGCCATTGCTGTTTTTACAGATTGCACAAACAAGTTCTCCATGCCAGTTTTATTGTTTACAGGAAGTAAAAATTGTTGCATAAATTGTTTTGCTAGTGTTACTCTGTTGTTTCTTACGTTATCTTCACGTTCAAAGTCTTCATCACTTAAACCATTCATGCTATGTAAAGTGCCATCTCTGGTAAAAAATGGATAACGTATATCTACAGTAAATCCAAATATCAATAATGGACTCTTAAATCTAGATAAAGTTTTTAATGGTTGTAATGAAATCTCAGTATTACTTGCACCACCTCTAGATACGTTTGAAACAGGCATAGATAGTGATTTACCTAAAATGCTAGGCCAACTATCCTCATGATGTATATCATCACCATACCTAGGACCTAATGTATAACTATCTCCACAAGCAATGATACCATCAATTTTTTCTAAATTCATGCAATTATTTATTGACATTGCTATATCAATAGTATATAATACTGACATGTTTAATAATAGTATACAACGTATAGGTTTTTGTTGCAAGTACATGGACCCTGATCAAAGTCAGAAGCCAAAGGTACTTAAAGAGATTCAACAAAACTTTACAGAAAAAGGCACAACTGTCGCTTGGTGTAATAGACAAGAAAAGTCTATTGCTGAACAAAAATTACTTGATGTTGTTACACATAATATGCAAAGTGCATACAACCTCGTTGAATGGGTTAGCACATTGCCCGAAAACAGGAGGATGGTGAGACTTGGAAGTAATCAAATACCTATGGCTACTGAGCCTAATTGGCGTTACTTATGGGATGATCCAACTAACGTTAGAGTACTCGAGGCCGGATTTGCCAAGATTGGAGAACTTGCGAAGTCACGTGATGTTCGTATTAGTTTCCATCCTGGTCAATTTTGTGTGTTGGCTTCAGATAAGCCAGACGTTGTAGAACGTAGCATTGACGAATTCGAGTATCATGCTAATATGGCACGTTGGATGGGTTATGGTCAGCAGTGGCAAGACATGAAAATAAACGTACACATTAGTGGACGACAAGGTGCAGAAGGTGTAATAAAGGCTTTGCCTCGATTATCACCCGAAGCACTAAATACAATAACTATTGAGAATGATGAGATGTGTTGGGGTCTAGACGAAAGTCTCAAACTAAAAGACCATGTAGCACTTGTATTAGATATACACCATCACTGGATACGAGATGAAGAATACATACAACCACAGGATGACAGAGTTAAAGCAGTTATCGACAGTTGGCGTGGAGTTCGCCCTGCTATGCATTATAGTTACAGTCGTGACGAGCATTTACCTGATACTGACAATACCCACGTTGGTATGCATGATATCGTGGGACTACTTGAACAAGGTCGTAAGAAACAGAAACTAAGAGCACATTCAGATTACTATCCCAACAAGGATGCTAATCTATGGGCACTAAGTTTCATAGATCAATTCGATATTCAGTGTGAAGCAAAGGCTAAGAACTTAGCCAGTGAACAACTTTACAACTTGTACCAACAAACAGTAAACTCCGGAGTTTAAAAGTGTTGTACTGACTGGGGAACGCCGAGTTCCTTTACTATATATCGCATCTTAATGAGGGGCGAAAAACATTTTTTGTCAACTGGTTCATTGCCAATCAGTTGCTAATATTTAATCATTTACTTAAAAAACGAAGTGAAATGGTTTATTTTGAGTAAATAATAGGTCATAAAGGAGAATGAATGACTTACGTTGTAAAAGGGGAATGTGTAGATTGTAAGCACACCGCATGTGTTAAGGTTTGCCCTGTTGATTGTTTTTTTGAAGGCGAAAATACCCTAGTCATTGATCCTGATATCTGTATTGATTGTGCAATCTGTGAACCAGAGTGCCCAGTTGATGCTATTGTAAGTGATAGGAAACTAAAACCAGAAGATCACCATTGGTTAGAATTCAACAAAAAGATGAGCCAAGACGAAAAATGGCCAGTTATTACTAAAGTAAAAGATCCTATGCCCGGACATGAAGATATAAACTATGATACCAACGAAGCATTAGACAAAGCATCTAGGATTCCATTCAAAGACATAACTGATGAGTAATAGTAGAATTTTTACGTTTGGTTGTAGTTTTACAGAATGGTATTGGCCTACTTGGGCAGACATGATTTGCTATAACAATGATGGTTATAACTTTGGACAAAAAGGTGGTGGAATAACTCAAATACTACATAAAGTTGCTAATGCAAATCGCAAATATAATTTTACTGAACTAGACAAAATTATTATCATGTTACCTTCCTTATTTAGACTTGATACTACTAGTACCGATAACGGTGAAACTGTTTGGGTATGTGAAGGTTCTCAATTTGCAAATCCAGAAGTTCCTAAAGACTGGATGCTGATGCAAAGTTTAAATGATATTATTTTCTTAAAGGAATATCTAGAAGCAAATGAATTGTGTTATTGGTTCACAGCAATCCATGATATTTTTGATACAACCTTTGTTGAATATCAAAATTTAAATCAACAACAATTAGATCATTTGCAATATGTGTCAGAAATTATAAACTTTGAATACCCCACTATGATGGAAACTCTTGTTAGCATAGAAGGTCAATGGGGTAGTAGAGAACCACTTTACATGCATAGCGGTTCACCAGAATTGCACCCTACTATTTTAGAACATTATAACTATGCAAACAAAATAGAAAAAGTAAATATTCAAAAAGAAGATATACTAATAGCACATCATAAAATGCTACAATTAAAAAACGTAAATAAAATGAATGATTGGTGTAAGGAAAATTTTAATATATTTTCTACCCAAGGCTACCAAATTTAATAAATATAAAACACTTGACATAGAACACATTTTTTAGTATAATATATACATAAGGAAGGTGCAATATGGAAATTACTACAATAAAAACCGTATTACTAAGCATGATGATAAATTATGCTCCGTATAACTTAAACAATATAAACATTGATGCAGAACAGGCCTTATGCCTAGCACAGAATGTTTACCATGAAGCAAAAGGTGAAACACTAGCAGGTAAAAGTGCTGTGGCTCATGTTACACTTAACAGAGTAAAACACCCTAAGTATCCAAACAACATTTGCGATGTTGTACACCAAGCAGATTATAGAACTAAATGGAATGGTAATAAAGTTCCTGTTATTGCTAGATGTCAGTTTAGTTGGTATTGTGATGGAAAGGCTGATACTATACATATTGTTTATATGACTGGTGATAGAAAATATAAACCAATTGGTCCAAATATGGAAGCCTGGAAACAAAGTGTGCAAGTTGCATTGTTGTCTATGAAAGGCATAACAATAGATCCAACTAGTGGTGCTACACATTATTATAATCATAATATTAGTAGTCCAAGTTGGGGGTTAGCATATCCAGTTTCTGCACAAATTTATAACCATACATTCCTAGTACGAAACGACTAATAATCGATAAATACTCTTATAATGCTGGTAGGTAGCATGTAGGAGTAACGATGTACGAGTATAGATGTAAAATACTCAAAGTCGTTGATGGTGACACAGTAGACGTAGACATAGATTTAGGCTTCGGTGTGGTCCTCAGTGACGAACGAGTAAGAATTATGGGTATCGACACCCCTGAAAGTCGAACAAGCGATAAGGTTGAAAAAGTATTTGGTTTAGCGGCCAAAGATGCTCTTAAGGCAATGCTAGGTAAAACCTCAATTCTAAAAACACAAATCAATAGAGATGGCGAAGATATGAAAGGTAAGTTCGGACGTATCCTTGGTGACTTTATTATTGATAAAGATGGCGAAGAATGTAGTGTTGTAACAGCACTCATGGAAGCCGGTCATTGTGTTGATTATTATGGTGGTAGCAAAGAAGAGTTGTATGAAAGACATATGGCAAACAGAGACAGATTGATGTCTGAAGGTTGTATTGATATGAAGGCATACAAGAAAGCAGTTGCGTATATGGAAAAGCAGGCTCTTAAGAAAAAGAAAAAGTAGACCAGAAAAGTTTTAGGTTGGTTTTTGTATAGGGTAAATACTCCTATTACAAAACGGAAAATATTATGTTATTACAAAAACCACTAAAGCAAGGCGAAGTTGTAAGTGTTAGACTTATAACTGGCGAAGAACTAATTGGCACATTAGACGAAACAACTGACGAATATACAACGGTATCTAAACCAATGATTGTTTCTATGAATCAAAATGGTTACGGACTATTACCATTTATGCTCACAGTCGAACCAGACTTAAAGCACACAATACAATCACAGCATTGTATGAGTGTTGTAAAAACTAATGATGAAACATCAAAAGCATACGTTCAATCAACAACAAGTTTAATTGTATAAAAAACTTGACATTCATTTATAAACCAGTATAATACACTTATGAAAAGATTCTATTCAGGAAAAACATATACACATGCAACAGGACACTCCTGTGCATTTAGACAATGGAAAGCAGATAGTCATTGTAATTTAATCCACGGTTATGCATTACAGTTTGAATTCACTTTTGGTGGAGATCAACTTGATGAGCGTAATTGGATTGTAGACTTTGGTGGATTAAAGCCACTTAAAGAATGGCTCAAAGAAATGTTCGACCACACTTACTTAGTGGCTGAAGATGATCCAGAGTTGGAAACATTTAAAGAACTAGAAGCAAAAAGTCTAGTTGACTTAAGAATTGTTTCGCACACAGGTTGTGAACGATTTGCTGAAATGGCCTTTGACAAAGCAGATGAAATTGTAAATAAACTTACAGATGGAAGATGCTGGGTGCAAAGTACTACAGTAAGAGAACATGCACATAATAGTGCTACTGTTGAACTTGCTGATACACAAAGAATGCGTTTCAAAGAAAACGCACAATAATAAGAACATTAGAAATCCGTGTCCCGAAAACAGTAGGGTTCCAGTATTTCACAAAGTGCCAGTAGGCATTGTGTAGATTGACTGTAGGGGTAGTCTGACCTACCCTCTACTTTTATAACTTTCTGCTTCTTCTTTTGTGAGGGGAGTTAAACCAGGATTATCTGGAAATACACAACAAGGTTGTAGATTGTAAAAACTTTTATTTTCTTCACACCATTCTCTTTTAAAATACTCACCTTTTTTCATTATAATATTTAATTTATTTTCTGGTTCGTAAATAAAATCGTAGTATCCTTTGAGTTCTTGCAACTCTGCTAATCTTTGTAATCGGTCTAAGTAATGACCATCTGGACACTTGCCAAATAAAGGAAATGCTTCTTCCCAATTATTATCTATCATCCATTGTTCTTGTAAATCATCAGGTAGATTAAATGGTTCGTAAACTCCTAATTCAGGATAATTTGCACTCAACCAATACTTTTGATCTTCCCAGTCAGTAATAACATATTCATTACCATCAAGATATCTTGTTATAGTTCCACCACCATCTAAAGTAATATAATGCAGGTTATCGTTTATAACACACTTTAATTCTTTAGTTTCTCTGTTATGTATCCAATTAAGTATCATACATGTATTTATAATCTGATAAATATGTTTACTATGTTGTTTGGTTTACTTACATTATTTACTGCCTTAGCCATAGCCGGAGTTGCGGCTTGGTTTAGTATTGCTGGTTTAATGGCAATATTTAGTGCGGCGGCATTACCAATCGCTATAATGGCTGGAACACTTGAAGTAGGTAAATTACTTACAGCAAGTTGGCTTTATAGATATTGGGACGAAACATCCTTGGCTCTAAAAACGTATCTAAGTGTAGCAGTCCTTATACTCATGCTGATTACAAGTATGGGTATCTTTGGTTATCTTAGTAAAGCACATTTAGACCAAGCAGGTGTGGCTGGTGATGCCTTTGCTACAGTAGATCGTATAGACGGGCAAATTGCTAGGCAAGAAAACAAAATAGACATCTTAGAAGATAGAATATTAGGTGTTGGCGGTACAGTTGACGTAAGTGAAAGTATTAAACAACAAGAAACTATCAGAGATGGTGCATGGGAAAGAGTGCAAGGCGATATAGATTATGCACAAGGACAAATAACTAGTCTAAGAAATCAATTAGCAGTACTAGACAAAGCAGTAAATGACCTTAGAGAAAAAGGTGTAGAAGTTATTACTACTGAAGAAGGCGGAACATTTAGACGTGCTGAAACAGAAACTATAGACTATGTTGCTCAAGCAAATACATTGTTTGAACAGCAAAAACCACAACGTGATCAAATCAGAGATGATATAAACTCACAACAGGATAACATTGATAGGTATAGGGCTCAGGCACAAACAACTATTGATGATGCAAACGTAGAAATAAACAAATTGAGGAATTCAAGTACTCAATCACAAGACGACAACCTAATAAAAATTGAAGAATATAATACAGATATTGATGAAATATATAATGTTATAGCAACACTTAAAGACGAAAAGTTTGAAGCAGAACAAGAAGTTAGAAACCTAGAAAAAGAAGTAGGACCTATAAAATATGTTGCACAATTATTATTTGGTGGTGACTCATCAGACTTACTTGACAAAGCAGTACAAGTATTCATACTTATGTTGGTATTCGTGTTCGACCCATTAGCAGTTATGCTAGTGATCGCGGCCAACCAAACCTTATTACGTTATGGCATAAACCTTGAAAAAACAGGACCAGATATGCCAAAGGATAAAGAAGACGCTTCAATCGATTTAAATGATGATTGGCATGACAGTGACTTCGAAGAACAAGCAAGAGCAAAGTACGGCGATAATATGCCAGACTTACAAGATGTACCGAGTGCAGTAGAAGATGCCGCAGTTGCAATGGCAGAAAGTGCCGCGGCTAATAATAAAAAAATAGATGAGCTCGAAGGCCTTGTTAAACAATTACAGAAACAAAAACCAGAGAAAGTCGTTATAGAAAAGATAATAGAAAAGTCGCCTAAACTAAACATCAGACCTCCAAAAGAGATTCTTGATTTAGAAAAGAAAATATCAAAAAGACTAGATAACGATGACTCAAAAGGAAAATAAAATACAACAGGCTCTAGATGATCTTTGGATCAGATATGGTAAAACATTATCATCTCTGAATGATGCCTTGGATCAATTAGATAAAAAACCTAAAGAAGTAATTGTTGAAAAGGAGATACAAATTGAGGTCGAAAAAATTGTCGAAGTTGAACGCAAGGTCGAGGTCCCAAAGGAGGTTGTGGTCACTCGCGAAGTCGAAGTCCCAGGACCAGAGCGAATTGTTGAGGTCCCCGGACCAGAGCGGGTCGTGGAAAGAATCGTGGAAGTCGAAGTCCCCGGACCAGAACGAATAGTTGAAAAGATTGTTGAAGTTGAAGTTAAGTCTAGCGACAACGTTAGAGAAGTTGTTATGCCTTTATCAAATCATCAAGAACAACTATATAGAGATCAGATCGCAAAATTAAAAGCACACAACCAAGAACTAATAAATAAATTACAGACAAAACCAGAAGTTGTAGAAAAAGATTCTTCAAAGGATTTAAGACGTTCGGCACAATTGATTTCTGCCAGTGAACTTAACAAAGAAGGATTAAGTGCAAAAGAAATATTCGAACTTTTGCAGAAATACAGCGAAGAAGAATTAAATAAACAGTTGGGCTTTTGGGCAGTACCATTACCAACTAAGGACAATGATAATGATAACACTGAACCGAGGTATTTCAAAAAATAATGTCTGACAAAAAAGATACTAATCTTGAATGTAGTTTTTGTGGTAAAAAGCGAAACGAAGTAAAAAAACTTATAGCAGGACCAACTAGTTACATTTGTAACGAGTGTATAAACATTAGCCATAAGATTATCAATGATGTAGAAGTTGAAGAACTCAACTTAGAACATATTCCAGAACCTCAAGAAATAAAAGATTTTTTAGATGATTATGTAATTGGCCAAGACTATGCAAAAGAAGTTTTGAGTGTAAGTGCCTACAATCATTATAAAAGAATATTATTTGATACAAAGAATGAAATAGAAAAAAGTAATTGTGTTGTAGTAGGTCCTACTGGTTCAGGTAAAACATTATTAGCACAAACACTTGCTAAAAAACTAAGTGTACCATTTGCTATAGCAGATGCAACAACACTTACTGAAGCAGGTTATGTAGGTGAAGATGTTGAAAGTGTTATAGAAAGATTACTTAACACTTGCGACTGGAATGTAGAATTAGCAGAAAGAGGTATTGTTTTTATTGATGAAATTGATAAAAAAACTAGAAGTAGTGAATCAAATACCAGCACAAAAGATATTAGCGGAGAGGGTGTACAACAAGCATTACTAAGACTTATTGAAGGCACCACAATAAAAGTTTCAACTAATGGCTCCAAACGTATGGATGAATTTATAGAATTTAATACGCAGAATGTATTATTTGTAGTAAGTGGTTCATTTGTTGGTTTAGAACAAGTAGTTAAAAAGAGACTGAACAAAACGTCAATTGGATTTAATAAAGCAGTTGGCGAAAAATTTCAATCAGATTCATGGTTAGAATATGTAGAACATAGAGACTTAATTGAATTTGGTTTGATTCCAGAATTTGTAGGTAGACTACCAAACTTAATACATCTCAGAGGTTTGACTGAAGAACAAATGGTAGAAGTATTACAGAATGCAAAAGGAAGTGTACTTAAACAAATGCAAAAATTATTAGAATTTGATGATATACAGATTGACTTTTCTAAACAATACTTAAAAGATGTGGCTAACTTAGCCATTGACAGAAAAGTAGGTGCTAGAGGGTTGAAAAGTATTATAGAATCAAGTTTACATAACATTATGTTTAGGGCACCAAACCTTAAACTAAATGGTGTAGATAAGATTAGTTTTAATAAATATCCAAAAGATCTTGACTCTTATCCAGTTTTATCGTATAATACTGGTATTAGTGAAGTAGACACAAACTATAAACTTAAACAAATGAGGTAGACATTGAGTAAAAATTTTAAACAACAAGGTAAGCAAATTACCAAAGGTTACAATAAGGACTTTAAGAAAAAGTTTGATAAAAGTAAACCTAAGGAAAAAGAGTTTGATGCTAGTATTGAAGTTCGCAATGGTGATGTAAATAAAGCCATTAGAATTCTCAAGAAAAGATTAGAAAAATCTGATTTCCAAAAAGAAATTGCTAAACAGCAATATTATGAAAAGCCTTCTGTAAAAAGAAAACGTAAAAAAGACCAAGCAAAAAAACGTTGGAACAAATACGTTAGAGATGCAGAGCAACGTGGAGACTTCCACATGTATCAGCCAACTGGTACTAAGTGGATGAAGTGTAAACGTAAGAAACGTAAACACGCTCAATACAAAGAGGCTATACAAAAAAGGCTCCGTTCACGTGGTGTAGGGTAATGAAAATAGTTGTTGTTAGTGGAGGTTTTGATCCACTGCATTCTGGTCATATAAATCTATTAGAAAGTGCAAAAGCATTTGGTAATAAACTTGTTGTATTATGCAACAGTGATGAATGGTTGACTAGAAAAAAGGGAAGACCTTTTATGCCTTTCGAAGAAAGAACAACTATATTAGATCGTATGCATATGGTAGACAATGTGTATGGTGTAGACGATGAAGATGGTAGTGTAACCAAAGGACTAATACAAGTTAGAGATGCATGGGGACACGGTCATGAATATATTTTTTGCAACGGTGGAGATCGAGGCAAAGACAACATACCAGAAATGGATGTAGATGGCTATGAGTTTAAGTTTAGTGTTGGTGGAGATCATAAAGCCAACAGCAGTAGTTGGATATTAAAAGAATGGAAGTATCCAACAGAACGCAGAGTATGGGGCGAGTTTAGTGACTTGTTTCAAGACTCAGCAGTTAAAGTTAAGGAGTTGGTAATTGAACCAGGTAAAGGTATCAGTTATCAAAGACACTTTAAACGTAGTGAAATGTGGTTTGTGAGTAAAGGTGAGTGTACTGTAAAACATGGACTAGATACAAACAATCCAAAAGATTTTACAATTACTACTTTTACAACTGATGAAGTGATTCATATTAAAAAGGGTGACTGGCATCAAATAGTAAACGAAAGTGATCAACAATGTCATATTATAGAAATACAATATGGTGAAGAAACAACTGAAGACGACATAGAACGTCTTGAGTATTACGACGGAGAGAAATGAGAGAATTAGGAATGACGTTATTAGGATGTTTAGCAATAAGTGTTTTCTTTGTTGCTAAAGTATATCCAAATTTAGAATACACTGGTGCAACAAGTAATACAACTTGTACTGGACAATGCTATGTAGACTATGTAGCACTTAACGGCACACCATCTGAGATAGAGCAACGCAAACAAGCATTGGCTAACTTGGACGAGTTCAGTGACATCAGAAGTTTATGGGCAGGTTGTGCCGCATGTCACGGACAAGCAGGTGAAGGTATGGCAGTATTCCCTAAACTAGCAGGACAGAGTTCAGACTATATTGTAGATAGACTTAACACTTACAAGAATAGAGGACAAGTAGGTGCAATGAGTTCTACTATGTGGGCACAGGCAGGAATGCTTAGTTCAGATCAAATTGATATGATTGGGGACTTTATACAAGCAGGACTTCCTAGTAAGTAATGATTAAAAAGTTCATTAACGATATCAAAGAGGAACTTAAATCTGCTCACTGGTTATGGTGGGTGGGATTAATTTGTTTATTGGTACTATTATAATGTACGAATTAATATTACTGATAGGCATTATGGTCACTGCAACTATAGTGATAACAATCTTTAAGCAATAAATATTAACTGCTGTTTTAATTCAGAAAAAAGATAAATATATGTGTATAGGAGAATACACATATGAGCAGACCAAAGCCTACAATACTACTAGAAAGTATTAATAAGACTACATACAAATCAGAACAAGTACTAGGTGCTGATGCAATTTATAGTGTATTCTACGACAGCAAACCAATTAATCTAAGAATTTTACATACCCTTGTAGATTATCCAGGTCCTAAATATAAAAAAGTTTCTTTTAGTAATTCAGGCCACGCATTTAATTTAGCAGAAAGATTAAATAAAATCTTTAACTCTAACTCATTCCAAGTAGTTAAATTGACACAAGGTGAAGTAATTACAGAAGATGACGTCAAGTGAGGCTCCCTTACAATATAAAATAATTGATAGTCTTAATCAAATTATAAAAGAAGGCCTATTACCAAGTAGTTCAAGACGCCCAGGATTTGTTAAAGATTCCAGATTTTATAGGCAATTTAAAGG